CTGCGGATCCTGCGCGAACTGCATCATCGACAGCAGCGTGCGCCGCGTAGCCGCCCTCTGCGTCGCAAACGACGGGCCCACCGACGTCACCACATCCAGCGTCGCCTGGGTCACGTCGTTGCGGCTCGTCAGCGCCCCGTTCTCGTCCATCGCAGGCTGCATCAGCTCGATCGTCGACGCGCGGCCCTCCTCGTCCACGCCCTTCATCTTCCGCTTGGGCTCGACGTACACATCCCGCGCCATCGACAGCCAGATCTCGCCGCAGCGCTGCACCGCCTTGGCGTAGTTCGACATGTACAGGAACGCCTGCATCTCCAGCCGCTGCTGCACCATCTCAACGGCATCGCCGCTGATGTTGCTGACGATCTTGTCGCCCTCGCGCTGGTTGCCCAGAATGTCGTCGATGTCCTGCTCGGTCACCTGCAGCAGCGCAGCCATCGCAGGCGGTACGGCCGCAGACTTCGTGTACGCCACCGGCCCAGACACCTGCATCGAGCCGTCAGGCCCCGTGATCGGGTTCACCAGCAGATATGGGTAGTTCTCCAGGTTGTCCTTGGCCCACATCACCTGGTGGCCGGCAACCTGCTCGGGCGTCATGATCGGCTTTTCAATGCTGGACAGCGCAGAGATTTCGCCCAGCTTCGAAAGCTGCATGTTCTTCAGCCGCTGCGCATCCTTGGCCAGCCGCACGATACCCATGCACCGCTCGACGTTATCCACGAACCAGCGCTTGCCGTACACCGGCACAATCGGAATGCACTTGCCGGCAATATACCCGTCGTCCTTCAGGATCTTGCCGCCAGACAACAGATACTTACGCACGCGCTTTCTGCGGATCGTGCGCTCGCGCACCACCTCGCTGCCGATTGCGGATAGCGTTTCCTCGAGGGTTTCGTCTTTCTCGAAATCGGTTTCGAGATATTTTTCTTCGGTGCCGTCCAACGCACGGTACACATACTGCTTTTCGGAGACGTCCTCCACGCAGTAATACTCGGCAACGTACACAATATCAGGCGTGTCCCAGTCGAAAAACGTCTGGTACACCTCCTTCGGCCACGTCGTCGGGTCGTCGCCGTATTTCTCGATATACGCATCGCGCGTGACGCTGTACAGCACAAACGCATGCGTCGCGTCGGCCTTGTCCTGCCGCTTGGCATCCAGATCAAAATACACGCTGCTGTCAGCGTCGTAGATCGGCTCGATGCGGATCCGCTGCCTATCGTTGTCCGGGTCTTCGTCGTCCTCGTAGGCAGCCTTCAGCCGCCAGGCGCCGAACCCACCGCCTACCGCCTCCTCAAAGGCGTTGTCGTACGCCTCGTTTGCCGTGCTGTCCTGCTCGTCGGCGCGAAACAGCTTGTTGCACACGTCGGCCATCTCTGTCGGCGAGCCGTCGCGGCTGACGAAATCCACAGTGATCCGATTGTTCCGGTACTCGTTGACCACGCGCTGCACCGCGAGGCCCACCTTGTTCACCTCGAACTTCGGCTTGTTCTCGTACTGCTGCTCCAGCGGGCCTTCCCACTGGGCGCCGGCAATCGAGTAAAACCGTCGGTCCTGCAGACACTGCAGCCGCTCGTTTCGCAGCGCCGACTGAATCGCGTCAAACTGCCGCAGGGCTTCGGCGTGGGTGTCACGCAGTCGCTGTGAATTCGATACTCGTGCCATCTCAAACTCCCACGCGCCCAGCGTTCCAGTAATTCACCGTCGGCAGTGCATACGCCGACAACTTCGGGGTCGCGGCGTAATCGGTGTCCGATCGGATCGGGAACGCAAACGTCACCGCGATCGCGTCGGCCGCATCCGGACTGGCCAGACCACGGGCTTTCATTTCCTTCTTCGACTCCAGGAAAATCTTCCCCGTCGAATCCGGCTTCGCCCGCACACCCGTCAAATCGGTTTTCAGCGCCTTGTCCGCCGTCACCGCCGCCGTGCGCAGCCAGTCGCGCAGCGCGCCCCACATCTCGGCTCGCTTATTGCCCCACATCACCGGCCTGCTGGACTTCCACCCAAAATTCACCCCGCGCACCTTATACCGCTGCTCGTTCAGCCTGTCCAGTATCCCATACCCAAGCCCGCCTTCGTCGATCACCGTCATCGCCGGCCTGTACCGCTCGATCGCCTCAATGACGTGCCCCACCACCGTCATCGTGTCATCGCCCCGATACCGGTGCAGCGCCAGCAAATCCCTGCCCTGCCGTACCGCAATCACCGTCGAATCCCCGCCAGTGCGGGCCGGGTCCACACCCAGCACAATCGGCGCGTCAGCGTCCTTCCACTTCGGCCGAGCCATCGCCTCGTCCACCAGCTTCGGTGCGATGAACTGATCGTCGCCGTCAGACGGGAACTGCCCGTACACCTCGACGCGGGCTTCGCGGGAGTCCTCGCCGTATTCGGCGATGATCGCCTCGTACACACCCTTGTCGGTATCCTCTACCGTGCGCGCGTCAATGCTCTCCGACGCCCAGAAATTCCGCTTGGCGTGGAAGCACTCGAAGAAATACCCAGCGTTTCGCCGTGGGTTACTGAACGCAAGCCAGAACCGGTGTGGCGTGTTTTCCGTGAAAAACCCCGCAGCCACTGACCAGATACTGTCCGGGATACCCGACGCCTCGTCGAACACGACCATCATGCCGTCATCATTGTGCGGCCCAGCGTAACCGTCCGGGTTTTCCTCGCTCCAGAGCTTGCCCTCCGCGCCCCAGTACCGCGTACCCTTCTTCAGATCGCGCTCCACCAGTTCCGTCAGCCACTTCGCCGGCACGATCCGCGTCGCGCTGATTTCGAACCAGTGCGAGTTCATCAGCATCGCCAGCCACTTCGTGATCTCGGCCCAGGTCACGCTGCGCAACTGGTTTTCACTGTTCGCCGAAACGATCACGCTGGCGCCGATCCGCGTCGACAGCATCCAGAGCACCAGCCAACTGACCAGCGCCGACTTCCCGATCCCCCGCCCCGAGGCCACCGCCAGGCGCATCACCTCGTACATATCCCGCGTGCCGTTCGCCGCAATGTGATCCCGGATCTTCCGCAGAGTCTCCCGCTGCCAGCGTCGCGGACCCGTGCGCTTTTCCAGCGGCGTGCCCTTTTCGCCCCACGGCAGCACAAAATTCACCCACGCTTCCGGATCGTCGCGGAGCTTGGCGCCCCACATCCGGCTCATCAGAGCCTGCTCTTCCTGCGGGGTGTATTTCGGAGTCTGCATGGGCTATATCGGCGCGTATTGGCGCGTATCGGCCTATATCAGCGCCGGTTGTTCGGGCTTCGCCCGCTCAGCAGGATCGAACAGCGTGCCCTGCGCGTAGGCCCGTTCGATGCGCTCGCACGCGATGTCAAAGTACTTGGGCTCGCGCTCGATGCCGATGAACTTGCGGCCCATCTGGGCGGCAGCCACGCCAGTGGTGCCGGAGCCCATGAAGGGGTCTAGGATGGTTTGCGGGTTGCCGGCTTGTTCGATGCACCATTTCATCAGCGCAAGCGGTTTTTGCGTTGGGTGCACTTTCCCGCCGTCCATGTTCATAGGGCGCATTCTAAAAATGCGGGCCACGGATTCAACGTTGGACCAAGCAATTTCAATGTCCGCAAAATCTCTGCCGTCGTTTTGCTTATCCCATACCAAAACGCATTTAGTCGGCGGCAAAGAAAAATAATTACCGCCCCAAACAATAGACTGATTGCCCTTTGCAAGAAGCATATTAATTAGCTCTTGCGGCGGCGCGGCGTCATCCCAATCAAGGCCACCCATGCCGCGACTAACTGCCAATCGGTTGCTTTTCGTTATTCCTATCCCATACGGCGGATCCGTAATTACAGCATCCACACGCGGCAGCGTCGGCAGAATATCGCGGCAGTCGCCTAGGTACAGCGTGGCGTCGCCGATTACGCGGACATTCGTTGCGCGGATAATCGCTTCGCTCATCAAACCTCTGCCCCCAGTGATTCCCGCGCCAGCGGAATCGGCCGCGCCAGCGGAGCGCGCTCCACGATCACCTTCGGCTGCGCCGAAATATCAACAACATCCTCCGCAGCAATCTTCTCGACCCGCCGCTGCGCCTGCTCCAGCGCCGCAGTGATCGATATCTGCTGGCTTACGTCTACCTGGATGCGCTGCGCCGCAGTCCAATCACATTTATGCCGCAGAAACTCCAGCGCTGCCTTCGCGTCACCCGCTTCAGCAGCATCAAACACCACGCGGGACATCGACATCTCACTGTCGGCGCGGCCCTTCATCTCGGCAATCTCCGCAGTGCGATCCATCAGCTTCAGCCGGGCAAACTCTTCCGGCAACAATCCGGCAGCCAGCGCCAGCGATTCACCCTTTAGCCCCAGACGAGCACCTTCGTAAATGCGCTCCAGTACCGCAGGGGTGGCTTTCAACTCGCGTGCGCGGATGGGGAGGTCGCGGAACATGGGGGGAGTGTAATGCAGCATCCAGTGAAATGCGATCTGTGCGGCAAGGCACCTTTGCGCGGAAAAATAAAAGTTTTTGCGGGGGCTCCGCTTTCGTTCACGCCGCGAGCCGCTTCGATGGGTATACCCCCCTCCCTATCCCGCTCGCTCCCCGCTCGCCGCTCGCCCGCCCTGGTCCCGCTCGATCGGCGCCCGTCGCGGTCCTGCCGGCAGCGCATGCGCGCAGGACACCGTGCTGTCGCGCCGCGTTACTATCGCTCCGCAATACTATCGCGCCGCGTTACTGTTTTTCTGAGCGTTGTCATTGTTGTCAATGTTGTCGTGACAACGCGAGTCCATCTGGAATCTTTTTCGGACTGCAACAATGACAACGGGGATCGGCGTTGTCATGTTGTCAATGTTGTCACGACAACGCCATTGCAGCCGTCAACTCGATTTCGTCGCTATGCTCTTGAGATTGCATGACAACAATGACAACAGTAGTGACGCGCTCGACAACAGGCTTCCCACGCTTTCAACAATACGCAACAACACCCCGATTTGTAAGGTTCACGTAAGGATTGAGCGCGACACTGCATTCACTGGCTGCACGGTGTGGCCGATGAAGGGGAAGACGATGACGAAGACACAGCAGCGCGACGCGAGGATGGCCCGCCTGGCATGCCTGCAGCGCATGCCCGACATGGCTGCTCGAATCCTGAGTGCAGCTCACCGCGCCGCGATGCGGCAGGCCGATAAGCGCGAGATCGAAGCCCTGGCGCGCGAGCTGGGGATCACCGGCCAGCGCGACTGGGTGATCTGCGGCTGAACAACCCCGGGCCTGCGGGCCCGGTAATAGGAGTGATGATGATTGCTGGAAAACCGATTGATTTTGCGCAGCGCTATGAGGCGTTGGCCGAGTTCGTTGCGCGCAGATACGGTAATGATCTGCTGCTGCCCGGATGCGGCGCCGATCTGATCGGCGCGCTGATCGGTGGCGTATATGCCGAAACCCTCGAGGATATTGAGTGCAATCCGCATGAGTGGCGTGCTAGGGTGAATGCGTATTTGATGGCACTGGCATGACCCCGAGTTATAACCCCGCGTGCGGGGTTATGGCGCGCGGTTTGCGCGATAAGGAGTAGATGACGATGACCCGATACATCGGAAACGCTTTCAGCCTCGGAATGGTGCCTCGGCACCTGCTCGGCGCCGTGCGCCTGTCGGCGTGCGGTGAGCCCTCGCGCGAAGGCCTGGTGTCCTGTGTCGGCCACGCCGACACGGCGGCTGTCTTGGGCGTGCCGATGGCACGCATAAGCGTGACCCTGCAGCCGGGGGACGTGCTGTACGTCGCCCAGCTGCGCGGTGGGCGCCTGCCTGAGGGTTGCGTGACCCTGCCCGAGGGTTTCGGGTTCGATTGGATCCGCGTGGAGGTGCAGTCGTGACACACTGGGCCGAACCCTCGGCCCCCTCGCAGGAGAAGGAAGCCCGCTACCAGCGCGCGGTAGCGTCCGGCCTGTCGCAGGCCGATTTTGAGGCCGCAGAGGCCGTGCAGGCTTGCACTGCTGATGCGGCCATGGATGCCCGCATCGACGCGGCCCGAGCCAGAGGCGAGTCCGACGCGGCGCGCTGGGACGCGATTTACCGCGCGGCCGTCTGCGCTGCGGCGCAAGCCATTACCGCGCGCGATTGGACCGCGAAGCGTCAAGCCCTGGCCGTGGCCGATCAGGCCGACGCCGCCCGCCAGCCGATGATGGCAGCTCTGTTCGGCCGGCCGAAAGAGATTCCCGCTCAGTATGCGGCCCTGGAGCGTGCCGGCGCGACGCTGACGCGCGAGGATTCATCTGCTGCCTTGCGGGTGATCGCTGCCGACCGCGCTGCAATGCGTGCGCAGCGTAAGCCCGGCGTCAGGTAACGCGCCGACACTGACCGCGCCGGCCGATGCCGGCGCACCTGGAGTAGATGATGCACGACACCCCCCTGACCCTCGCAGATGCGCTGTTTGCCTGCGCGCTCGGCCTCGCCCTGGGCGCCCTGGTGGCGTTCGGCCTGTGACCCCCGCCACGCCCCCCGCAAAGCCCGCAGAACGGCCCCCGTGGCCTTTCCCGCCCGCGCTGCTGGACTACCCCAGCCTGCCCCCTAGCGCGCGCCCAGTGCGCCCGCCTGCGGGTCCGCCGGCCGATATGCCGGATGCCCCGTTCTGAAAGCCCCGCCAATGCTAACGTTCAAAAATCTTGAACTCACCACCGATCAGCTCGAGGTCGCCCGCGCTGCTGCTGATCGCGTGTTCGCTGCTGCCGACCTCGAGCCGGAACAGTGCTGGCGCCACGTCGTCAGCCTGATGGCCGGCGGCCTGTTTAATCGTCGCGCGGTGACCATCTGGCACGACGCAGAGGATAAGGCCGTGCGTTCCGCTATAGGTAGCTGGCGGAATGCACCGCTGAATGCAATGATGGACTGGGAGCCTGATGCGAAGCAGGAGGCCGAGAAATGATCCTTGCCGGCCTCGCCATTCTGCTGGCGCTGCTACTGGCGCTGCTGCTGGACATATAATCCGCCTGCCGCACTTGTGCGGTCGTCTCCTCCTTCCGGCGCAAGCCGGTTTGCCCCGAGTCGAGCCAGTCTCCTCGGGGCATTTTTTTAGCCGGTGCGATGAAACGGCCGGACGTCCGGCCTCGATGCGATATGCGTTTCCGTCGCGTCGCGCGCGTCGGATTTGCTGCCGCGCCAGTCTGGGGAGGCCCAGATATGGCGTTTGCCCGGATTGGCGCGTGATGCACACAGGCCGAGATCAGTCCAGCCCGCTTCGGCTAGCGCATGCTGCAGTGCCTGAAGATTCAGCCGGATATGTGTCGGCGCCTGGTTTTGTAGGCGATCCACCACAGGCTGCCACGGACCGGACAGCAGACCAAGACGGAATTCTTCGATACGCTTTTCGATGCGCTCGATGAGCCATGCTTCGGCGGCGGACCTGCCAGTATTCACCATGATGCTTTTCGCCTCGGTCCATGGTGGCGTCGCGCCTGGCAAGAATCTCGAGATATCACGCTGCCGCAGGTATAGCGCCCCGGCTTGGAGACCGCCTGCGTGGAACCACCTCCACAATTCCTCGGATTCGGATTGCGTCATTCTGGGTGCATGCGTCCAGACGACGAACCACCGACGATCCTCTGTCGGTATGCTGATCGCGTCCCGATAGTTGGTCATTGCCAACACCAACGCCTGATTCCTGACCTGTATCGGGTGCATCATCTTGCGCTGCACAGTCAGCAGTTCAGGCGGTGCCGCGAGGATCGGCTTTAGCCTGTTTTCCAGCGCCCTGCGGTCGATTGCCTCAGATTGCCGAAGTTCGTTGAAGATGATGACCTCGTTTTCGAGGTAATAACCCCACTGCTGCTGAAGTTCAGAGGTTTCGACTGACGCGCAATTCAATTTGTGCTGGCCACCGATCGCATACAAGAGCGGTGCGATCATGCTGTCTTTGCCTGCGCCTTGTACACCGCCGATCAGCAGCGCGTGATTGATTTTCACGCCTGGATTCTGGACCTTGAACGCCATCGCGTCCAGCAGATGATTGCGCTCGAACTCCTCTGGAATCAGCCGCGCGACGTGATCCAGCCACGGCTGCGGGTCGATTGAGTCGAGGATTTTCGGTCGACCGTCGCGCCACTTGTTGCCGTAAACCTGCCCCTGATGCTCGCACAGACTGGCTGCACCCGGTGCGTAGGTGGCGCCCGA